TGTTCTGATGTTAAATAACTAGTCTGATCTCCTAATATTTTTGAAGATTGACCAGTTCTATTAAATACACTCTTAATGTTAACAAAAAGTTTAATAATATTAGCCAAACCATTAGCCAACAAACCAAAGGTCATTAGGAATATAGGACCGATTCCGCCCAATAATGTAGTTAATATTACTACAAATTTCTTTGTGCCGTCGCCAAGATTATTAAACTTCTCTAAAACATTTCCTACAAATTCTGCTATTGGGGTGATAGCCTTTAAGAATTCTTCTCCAACTGGGGCTATTGCTACCTTTAAATCTTCAATAGTTTTCTTAAATTTATAAGTTGTAGACTCTTCTACTCTTGCTAATTCTCGTTCTGACAAAATAGCAAGTTCTTCAGTTGTCGCTTTAGTTAACTGAAGTACACGGCTTGCTTGGTTTCCTTCTTGAATAACATTTTGAAATAGTGTTGATAAACGAGAGAATTGAAACTTACCAAACAATTGCTCAATTGCACGAGCACGATTTAGTGGATCTAGAGTATTCAATGCTTGGGCAAAATCCATAACTACGCCCTTAACATTGCCCTTATTTCCTTCAACAATACCCTGAATATTTATTCCCATTTCTGCCAACATCGCACTTGCTTTTTCTGTTGGATTAATTAAAGATGCTAAACCAGACTTAAGTGCGTTAGCGCCTTCTGATGCATTAATCCCGCCTTCTTTCATGGCAGTAAGGAAGAATGCTAAGTCTTCAACATCTCCACCTAATTGCTTAACGACTGGACCTGCTTTAGGAATTGCAATAGTTAAATCCTCAATAGATACAACTGTTTGGTTTTCAACTGAGTTTAAAAAGTTAATTTTTTTAGTTAAATCTTCTGCTGCTATTCCAAAAGCATTTGTTAAAGATATTGTTGTTTCTAATGCCTGCTCTTGTTCAACTCCACCTAATACTGCAAGCCTAGTTGCTTCGTTTATTTGTGCAAGAAGATCTGCACCCATCTTGCCAGAAGCGGCAGCATCTGCTGCCATCTTCATTGTATTTTCTACACTTACGCCATACTTTGTAAACTCTTTAGCAAGGAGTTGGATCTCCTTAAGCATATTGTCTGTCTCTTGACCAGTTGTAAATAATTCACCGTAAACACGTTTAAATCTAATGGCTTGTTCTTCAAGTGCCATAAAAGTTTTAGCAGCAGTAGTTCCAAGATAAGCCAATGGTATTGTAAAACCAACCATTAACTGTCTACCAGCCCACTGCGTATTTTTACCAAAGTTCAACATATTAGTTGAGCCTTGTTTTAATAATTGATTAAGCAATGCTTGTCTTTGTGCAGCAATCTGTGTCTGTGTTCCAAGATTTTGCATATCTAATGCGAGTGGTCTAACGGCAATAGCCTTCATTGCTCCATTGGCATCACGACCCATTTTAATATATTGGGTTTGTAAATCTTTAACTCTTTCTCTTGCTACCTTATTTATAGTATCAAATTCAGACCTAAAGAACTTGCCAAATGTTTTTGTTGCTCCCATTGAGTAGCGGTAATAATCCCGCATTGATAATTTATTTTTTTCAAGAGCATTAGTAAAAGACTCAGTAGTAGTTTTTACATTTTGCATTGAGGCAGAGAATTTGCCTGTAGCATTTAAAGAGTTTATTAAATTTTGTTGCATATTGGCGGAGACGGCTGCTGCTGCAGCGCCACTCTTCGCCATCGAGGAATGGAAGGCTGATATCTGCTTTTGTAAAAGTTTGATACTGGCTAATGCTTCAGACGTATCTATATTTACGTGAATATTAGATTGAACATCAGCCATCCATTAACACCTCTTTATTTAATTAATTATTTACAAGATTACCGACAAGAGATGCTGCTTCTGATAGTTTGATTCCAGAAGCCTCTTCTACGATCTTGTAAACTGTTGGAAGATCTAGGATTTCTTCTAGCGCATCCATATCTTCCGATAACTCTGGCTTATACTGTTTCATTGCAATAGCAACGCACTCCATAAGTAGAGTCATAGATTTTTCATTATCGTCTGCCACTCCTGCAATACCCTCGAACTTTTTCATAAAAGGACGGAGTAAAGAGATCTTAAGTGGTCTTACCTTTATTTCTGTGCCATCAATTAACTTAATTGACTTTTCTTCGTGCACGGTTGTAGCCATTAGTCCTCCTTATAAGGTTGAATCAATTATACCATAAGGGGATATTATTTTTTGGTTAAATCTTCGTAATCCAATCCCATTCCAATTCCAAATCCTGCCTTTTGTGCATTTACCCCTTGTAATGCCAAAACATCCTTTGCATTTTGTGCTTTTCCTTTACTGAAAACCCTTGCCTTCATTTCTTCCCATGCATTTGACTTTTTGGTATTTTTATCTAGGTCCACACCCTGTATTGCTGCTAAAAACTTTTTTTCTGAATAGTCTAATTCTCTTTTAATGTTTAGTGTAGCAGTTAGTTCTGGCATTGACATTGATATTTCTAATTCTTCGTAATCTTTCCAAATACCTAGTAAAAATACCTCTGACTCTAACTTTACCAGGTCTAGGTCATCCCATGATGCTCCACTGTCTGTGGCTTGCTGCTTTACTTCCTGATCTGAGTTTTTGTCTATTTTTATACCTGCTGCAATATCTACAATCTTATATATTGTTTTTAAATCTAAATTATCTTCTAACTCTTCTACAGTATTTATTTTTGGATAATATTGTTGCATTGTTATTAATGCACATCTAGCCAATGCTGCTATGGCCTCATCATCTCCGTTTGCTGTTTTTACTGTTTCAAACTCTTGCATAAATTGACGAAGATATTTTATTTTTAGTGGTGTTATATAGACTGATGTTCCATCTATTAACTTTATATACGCACTTTCATATACTTCTGTTGCCATATAATCATTATACCAAACAGAAAAGCCCAACCTTTTGGCTGGGCTAATCTTTTTATTAAATTGTATTATAGAGAACGATCTACGATTTTACCGTATGATGCGTTATCATTTGGAAGTAGGCGGAATGAAACCTCAAACATTGTTGCTTCATCACGCTTTGCTGATACTGTTACATTCTCGATTGAGAGTGCACGGTATGCAACATAGATTCTTTCAATTGAATCTGAGTCAGCGCAGTCACCAGTTCCTGGACCTACTGCAACCAAACCACGCTCTACTGGACATTCGCCAATATCGCCTGCTGAAAGATTTAGTGTTGGATTACCACTTACAGTTTCAAGATTGGAATCCTTGCCTGCAAGAGCAAACAAAAGATTTTCCAATGTTGCCTCAGCAAATGTTGTATTGAGGTTAACTTGCATGCCTTGCTTAAACAACTTGGCAACGTCAAGAACCTGATCAACAGCAACTTCACCGAAGTCTGGTTGGAACTGAAGTTCCAAACCATTCATTGTATAACCTACGTTACGGAAACCTGCCTCTGAAGATAGAGTTTCCTTGTAAGATGTACCAGCAGAATATCCTGGAAGGACACCTGCTTCTGGTAGTGGACCATCCTCATACGTAAAAAGTGCTGCTGCACCTACGATGATTTGTGTACTATCACCACGTGTATATGCCATTTATTTCACCTCTTTATTTTTCTAGAAATTAAAAGGCGTGTTTCCTCAACCACTAGTATACAGCCCTTTATTAATTTATTGAGTTTATAATATCTGGCATTTGATGGTAGTCGTAGTCAATAATGATCTTATTACCTGCATAAGTTCGGGCTGTTCCAAAGTCAACTATATCTCTTGCCTCTTCTAACTGATATATCTTAAAGTCATGGAAGTAGAACTTGCAATCCATTCCATCAATTGGACCATGATTTTTGGCCCACAAATTTACATCCTGAGCACTTTCGTCTCCACGATCTAAGAGTCTCATTATCGCCTCTTGAATCTTAATCATCCTTAAATTTGGACTTAATCCTGTAGCATAAAAATAATATAACAATTGTTCACATTTTATATGTGGAAATGGACCTCTACGCATTTTAAACATTCTGTCCCAAACAGCCATAGTGCCACCTTCTGGAAATTGTGTCTGAAGAGTTTCTAGGGTAGTTGGGCCAGTAGGAAAAAATGGTACAAGATCTGGAGATATGTCAAAAATTTGCCAGTCATCAGAACTTGAATTAGGGGCTTTGTTTGTTGATGCTCTTTTAGCAACATAATAAATACCTAAATATTCAACTAAATCATTTGTACTATAGGCAATACTAAAACTCCACAGGCCTCTATTGTTTACTTCTTCTGATATTAAAATAGAAAGTTTTTCTTGTAAATATTTATTAATCCATAGTACTGGTGTATTTAATACTGATGTAGATTCTGTCATAGTCCAACTCCTGCATTTGCTATCCAGCGATATCCAGTTTCATATCCCTTTATTTTACCGCCACGCTTGCCAGCAGATAGATTCTTTTTATATGCTACTGGGTTTTCTAAATATTTAGCAATACCACTCACCCTTAAAAATGCTTGTGTAAAAAATCTATTAAAGAATGAGTCAAATACTTTTTGAAATCCACCCTGCGCTGCTTCTCCTCCAGGATTTAAAACTTCAACTGGCTGTCTTGTAAATACTGTTTCTCCATCTACCTCAAATGCTAATGCCTGTGCTCTTTTAGGAATAATGGTAACTGGAATTCCCTGTTCCATAATTCTAGCCTTGTCATAAAATGGAACACGGGATCCATTCTTAATAGATGTAGACTGCTTAAAAGTTGATCTAAATGAAAGCCCTATTGAACTTGTTACATACTGTATATCAAATAATCTAGAGTTTGGGCTTCCTGTTTGATTCCATTCATAAACATGATGAAGCATTTCTGGATTAACCCTGGCATTTGAATCTATATATTCTTTCATTAATTCTACTGTTTCTAATCCTAGTGTATTTAGAAATGCTTTTTTGCCACCCTGAATTCCTTCAACATAGCCGATAGAATAATCAATAATATTTTTCATCTCTTTACGAAATGCAGAATTATTAAATACAACCCTCATACATCTACCGCCTGATTCTCAGATCTGCGAAGAATGAGTTTATAGTATTCAACATTTCCAAATGGTCCAGCAAATGGGTCTTGTGTTGCTATTTCAAATATTGTAGACTTTCCTGCACGTGGGCCAGATGTTTCTAAATAAATAGGATTACAATTTTTATCTTTTATGTTTGTGATAATAACATTTGTAATAGCATTTCTAGCATCTAAACTAGACATCCTTATGTCTGTTTTACATCTACCAAGAAGTATTTTGTCCTGGGTAATATTAATGTTTGGAGTTACTTCTTCTTTAAATGCAGTTCCTGCTGCAGCAAACGAGCATGCAATAGTACGGTCTAAAACCCAAGTCTTTTTAACTTCTCCATAAATTCCTTGCTCAACTATTGGATGATATACATCTGCTTGCATAGGAAATGCGAAGTCTGGAGTTTCGCATATTACCATTACAGTACCCCGACGAACTCAATCGGCTTGCGATATTTATCAAGTATCTTGTCTACAATTAAATTGCCAGTACCTTCAAATACTGCTTTATCAAACTGAATTCTAAATTGATCTGTATTATAAGCACCTATGTAACGCTTGTAATAATCTAACTTTCCACAATCGATATCATGAATAAGTAACTCTGTTGCTCTTACGATATCAGACGGTACTTTGTTGTATCCTACTTCTAATACTATTGTATAGTCCCAGCCTTTTGGAAATCCTCTTGCAGAGTAGTCAAGTTCTGTAATATCTGTTGGAGATGCTGGCAACAAAATACGAGCAGACTCATCTCTATTAATTGCATCATTAAATGTCATTGTGATTGCTGAGCCGTCTGGAATAATCTCAAATGATGAAACAGAATTTTCTAAATCATCTGCATCATAAAGCAAAACATTGTTTTCGTAAACTTTTAAAACCTTTTTAGCATCTACCCAAATAGGTAGGTAGTCTGTGCCTTGACCTGTTGTTTGAATTATTTTTTTCTTATAATAAAATTCTACATCGCATACAGAATCTATAATTGCTCTGGCTAATTCTTCGTTAGATGTATATGTTGCAATCTCACTCGCAGTAGTTCCATGATCATTTGGATTTGAATATGGCCTAACTAATGTAAAATAAATTTCTGATGATTCTGTTTGAGTGTCATCTATTTCCCAGTTATCTATGTTTATAACATATTCGCCGTCATGCTTTATTGAACTTAAATCAATGCTTACTGGACTTGATATTGGTGGGAATATTTCTTCTTCTAGGACTACTGATGAGTCCGACAAGTCTGTAACAGTATATGCCATTTTACCGCTAGACGGTCTAACATAACTTAAATACGAACCTGTCGGAACTCTCAGAATATCCATTTAGCGACCAAACTCCTTGGCTACTTCTTCTGGTGTAGCAAGACGAACATGGTTGCGAGTTAGCCATTTTTCAGCCTGATCTGGTGTGACAATGTTATATCCACGATATACCTTACCAACTCCAGGTAGACTTACATTCTTTGTAGAATGAATAGCAACTGTTTTATTTGACTTCTTAACAATAGTAGATGGTTTTTCAACCTTGCGCTCTACACGTGTTACTCCAATTACACCGTTGGCAACTTGTCCGACAGCCTGTGCTGTACTTGATCCTCCAGCAAAGTCTGATGTTGTAATTGCATCTGTAGTTTCTACAGCCTCAGTTACTGATGCCTCAAAATTATTTTCTGCTGCTACCTCTTCCACCTTTGTTTCTGGCATAGGAGCGTCCACAACTGCCTCATCAACAATTGCTGCTTCTACTAGAGCCTCTGGAGCAACAAAATTTTCTACTGGTGTCTCATTATTAAAATTATTTTCTTCCATTATTTTACCTCCTATGTGACTATTATAACAGAATACTAAAGATTAAGAGGGGGAGGAGAACTAGCCCCCTGCCCCCTCTCAAAGGTTACTGATTACAGATTATGCATCTGCAGCAGCGTCTGCCCATGCAATAGCGTCTTCTTCTTCCCATTGAATACCGAAGCGAACGAACACAGTATATTCAATTGTGTCCTTCTTAGCAACATATTCACGGTTTACGACGATATCACGCTGGAAGCCCCAAACACGGTTCTGTGGGAATGTCAAATCGACATATCCTTCAGGGTAGTAAGGAACTTCTTGGACATCGATACCTAGAACACGAGTTGTACGTGCTCCACCGAATGTCTGACCTTGACCATCAAGGTAGGCCTGTGTGTTAGCATAGGTATTACCATTCTTGCCAAGTGCTTCAGCGATTGCATCAGACAATGTACCGTTGTTCTTAACGATACCTGCGAATGCATCTGTACCTGCATAGAACTTAAGATTGTTCTTAAGTGCACGGTACTTGCGTGGCATAGCAAGGATAATTTCCTGCATCTTTTCTGGAGTCCATGCGTTATCAGCAACGGTAATTGCTGCTTCGTGTGAGTCTCCATTATCCTGGTGCTTCTTGATGAAGCCAGGCATGATTGAAAGGAATGGTGTTGTTGTTCCATCACCATTAATTGCTAGATCTTCAATGTCATTAGCAAAAGCATTGGTCATCAATCTAACAAGATGATCTTCCAATGCACCTCCCTCGACATTGTCTTCTAGTGCTTCAGCAGAAACTTCCCAATCCAAACGGATTTTCTTTGTGGTAAGTTCTACCTTAGAGAAGGTTGCGCCAGTGTTTGTATAGTTACCGATTGCTTGTGCAGCAGCACGGATTACACGCTCACCAACATTGATCTTCTCGAGTTCCATGGTGTTTGCTCTCATCGTTACACGACGGCCATCTTGGGCGAGAATTGTAGCATCCCAAACGTAGTCAATAAAACGACGTGCCTGTTCAGGGCGTAGGATTCCGCTTGCAGCATCACCCGAAGGATTAACGGCATTTGGACCAGTGGTAACACCAAAGTTGGCATTAGGGATGTTTCCAAGTGTATCTGCACCTGGATCTGTTACACCACCAACACCACCTGAAGCGAATGCACCTTGACCTTGATAAAGACCAGGGGCTGTTCCGCCTAGTTCGCCAGTTTCTCCTGGCTGGTTTTTCTTAATCTCTTCCGACATATTGTCACCTCCTAAGTGATTTACGAATTAAATAGATCGGCTGTTTTGAGGAAACGTCCGCCCCATAGGGATTTTTGAACCATTTCTGGTTCGTCCTGAATAATCTCTCCGAGATCTCCAGACTTTCGGAAAGCGGTGTCTGCTTCTACTGCGTCTACTCTCTTTCCAAACTTATTTACTTGCTCTAGCGTTGTAGCAATATCTTTTGCTACTTCATTAAGAGAAGCCTTTACTGCTGCCGTATCGACCTTTGAAGACTTAAGCATTTCTACTTCTGCCTGCAAAGACTTTACAGTTTCAACTAAATCGCTAAAGGCTGATGTAATTGTATTCTTGATTTCAGCAACTGAATCAACAATTGCTTCATCTGACTTAGATACTTCTGCTTCAACTTCTGCTGCTGGTGCTTCAACTGATTCCTCAGCCTTTGCAACTTCTTCTGCTGGAGTCTCTTCAGACTTTTCAACAGTATCTTCTGCTACTACAGTCTCTTCAGACTTTTCAGTAACTTCTGCAACAGGAGCCTCAACTACGGCATCTGCCTCTGGAGCGATTTCTTCTGACTTAGCAACTTCGGTTTCTTCAACCTTTGTCTTTTTTGCCATAGGATTATCCTCCTTGTTAATCTTAGCACCAATGCCTTTAGCACTATCTACTAAGAATTTGACTATATCCATTTTTTCGTTGTCTTCTTTTTCAACGAAACCTATATTTTTCATCTGGTTTCCTGTTGTTGGACTTAATGCAGTTTCTTCTTCTGAAACCATTACCAAACCAGATTCTTCATCATAAAAAACATTTTCTAATGCAACATCTTGGCCTTTGACAATGTCTACTCCATCAACTTTTTCAACTTGCATAATATTTGCAAATTGATTTGCTGGAGAATCAACTAATGACAATTCAACAAGATCATAATCTTTAATAATTCTAATTGTAGAATCTGACTTCTCATCATATCCGTCGTCCCATGAATTCATTTTTCCACCTATTGAAAAACCTGTAAGAGTACCGTCTAAAACTTTTTCCCATGTATCTTGTGCACCCTTTGAAACATATGCTGATACAAAAACTCCAGAATAAAACTTTTTAGATTCTGGATCAAAATATCTATCTTCTTTAAAATTAACCATCTTTCCAACAGCAAGTGGCTGATGCATTTCACGAATGTTGCCACGGAATTTTGAGAATGCTTTTAGTGATGCTTCTGCTGTAACTATATCGCCTTGCTTGTCAATGTTATCAAGGGACGCAAAACCTGAGACGATGCGTCTTTCCTTATCTACCTTCGCAAATGGAAGGGAAAGTCTTACTGAGTCGCCAATGGTATCCCAATGGGCTTTAGATATAGTCATACTAGAATATATTATATAGCCTTATTTATCAATATCTCTTTTATTGAGATGCTCTACCCTCACCCTTTGGATTTCTTCCACTTATTGTGGCTGGTCCATCGGATTGATTGTTTAGTCTTTCTCCATCCCGTGCTCTTTCGGAATCATCTCCTGGCTTAGGCTGGAAAGGCTCGTCTCCCCCTTCCCTTTGAGGAAGTCCAAGAACTGATCTTGCTTCGTTTGGAAGCATGACCTGTGTCTTAACATATCGCTCTAAAATTTGAGATTGTGCTATTTCATCAGTCAGAGTTAACTCTTTAAACTTTAAAACTAATACATCTGTTTTTTCTTTAATTATCTTATTAATAATTTTTTCTACTTCTCTTTGTGCTGGTCTAGACACCTGTTCTTTAAAGGTCCTATCCTGTGCCATAGCAGCAGCGATTGAACCAGCATCCCCACCGCCAATCTTAGATAGGGGGACCTGGTGAGCGATCAAAACATCATCACGGTTTTGTTTACGGTATTTTTCAAATGAGCCCTCTTGAACACCGTTTTCAATAGGCTCCATTTTAAATTCAACCTTATTACCATCTGTGTCTCCAGGAAGAGGTATGTATAGAGTTCTGTGAGACTGTCCTTTAAGTCCCGTCTGCAAAAACCTAAACATCTTATCCTCTGCATCAGCAGAAAGTTTTGCCCCCTTTAGTGTCACAACATAACGAGGGACAGCCTTATTGCTAAAGTAGTCGATGTTATATTGTGACGCTAACTGGTCTCCATGGAGCGAGTTTATAGCCGACATTATATCTGGTACACCATAAAAAGTATTTAATGGTGAGTATTGTTTAAAATGAATTATTTCATTTGGTCTTGGATCTGTACTTATTGGATTAGAGTTTTTAGCACCAAAGTTTCTAAAGTAAACAACTTTGTTTCCAATAATTTGAACATATCCATCTTTTAATCTTCTAATACGCATAGTGGTTGCAGGTATATGACCGATATAGCCAATTTCTCCACGAGTTGTTCTTCCTACTTCTAGATATCCATTTCCAACAGCCTGTAAATCTGTATAAACTTTTACCATAGTTGTTGTAAAAGAGTCATCACTATTTAATGATTCTAGCCACTCGTGTAGTTCAATCTTTGCACGTTCAATTCTGTTTCTTGCTCTATTTACCTGATCTGTATCTTTGTTTGATTCAAGCCTCAACATTGTGCTTGGAGAAACCTCAAAATCATATCCAAGACCTACTGTGTTTTCTACTTTTGCATCAATTGCTGCATGATTAGCAAAAGATGTGTCATAGTAATTTGCTAGTTCATAAACATTCCATGGCGGTGTGATAACATCAAATAATCCATAACCGTTTCTATATACTGTACCAGGATTAATTTCTTTTGACTTTGCACCACTAATGCCAACCTGATCTGCCCTTGCGCTATCTAAATATGCATCACTTGGAGTTGCACGATTAGCCTTATCAAGTGTTCTGGCTACACGTCTTTTAAAATTATTCTCCATACCAGTATAAGACTTGAGATCATCCCAAGACTTTGAAAATGGATCTGATTCCTTAAAAGATTCTAGAGGATCAACAGGCTTATCTATCCTGGCTCCTATAATAAATTCTTGTTCTTCTGACATTATTCTTCGTCTCCATATTTTGCTATAGTGTCTTTTGCTGCTTGTACTGCGCCAAGGTCGTTAAGGTTAGGGATTAGTCCAGCCTTCATTCTGTCTACTTGTTCGCTATACTCTTCGTCAGTCACTCTTCCCATACCCGCAAAAAAATATGGCTCTCCTTCTGGCTCACCATAATATGCTGCTGCTTGTTTTAACTCTGCAATTTTTGCAAGATCACCCTTCATTGATGGAATATTTAAAATATTTCCATTTCCGTCAGTAAACCATTTTCCATTAGATTTTTTCCAAACATAAATGCCCCAATCATATTGTTTGTTTATTACTGTTACTTTAGTTTCGCCAATCTGTCCTGGCATTCTTGGCTTACCTTTTTTGTCAAAAAGTGGCTGATTGTTGCTTTTCATAACCACCAGTATACCATATTATACTGCGTCAGATACTTGAGATTGCCATTCTATATCTTTAAAAACCGCATATTCGTAATCTCCAAACCTCAAAGGCCTTGAGTCATCAACTATAATTTTATTTGTTCCCGTATATGCTTTATATAAATCTGCTGGATTTACTCCATAGTAACTTATTGAAGACTGAACTAACACTCCCTGCCAAACATAATAATCATTCCAATACTCCCAATCAAATAATCCATCTACAGCAAACTTGACCCTTGCCCATGGGCGCTTGGCAACAGTTTGTATTTCTTGTAAACTTGTAGTTTGATAATATGAAAGACTATCAAAAATAATAGGGCCATTAATCATAATTGATCCAGCATAGGATTTAAAATTTAGTACGCTTGGAAACCCTATACCAAGCATAGCCCATTCATTTACATTTAGCACTGGTTCTTTAACTACATTACCATTAATGTAAAAAGATATTCCATCATAAAGGGCACCTGTATTTCCATCTATTGCATAAATTTTTGCCCTCTTTCCATTAGGATGATTTGCTACCATATAGAATTTAATTATCTTTCCCTTAGAATTAATTTGCATTATTTGAGTTGGTGCATATGGGAAAAAGTCTGAATTAAATCTAACTAAAGACTGCATTGCCATAACTTCGTAATCTGCTGTTTTATTAGAATTAACTGGAATTGCTACCCCACGATTTATTAATGGATCATGATTTCCTCTAATTTCTAATCCTGAATATCTTGTTAAATATAAATATGGAGAAGAACCCTTATATATTGTTATTGGATTTTTTGCTTTATAGTTATAGTAATATCCAGTATTTACATATGGATATACATTAGTTCCAAATCTTGTTCCAATATTATTTACAGTATTATAGTTAAATGCTTGAGATGCTAACTGTAAACCCTTAACTTTAATAGGCTTGTGTTTGATTCCATCAACTTCAAATTCAAGATGCAATACAATTGCCAGATCATTAAAGTCTACACCACGAGGAGGATATATAAGAATATTATCCACAACTTCGTATTTGGTGTTTATCCAGTTATTGCCTGGAGTAATTACGCCATTTTTAGGAACATCTTCTGTGCTTACAAAAAATCCATCAGATGCGTTTGCTCCAGTTTCTAGATATTCAAAAGTTATGTAAGTTTTTAATATTGATCCAGTTGTATCGTAAGAGTATGTTTTCATAGACCTTTCTGCTAAATCTTGATAATCTACATAGCCAGTATAAAGATAGTTGTCTAAAGATTCATATGTTCTTTGTTGTGGATACGAATACTCTTCACTTAATTCTGAATAAGCCCATCCGTCTTCATCAATTACCTCTGTTTCTTTAAATTTTGCAGGAGCAGGATAATTAACATTAAACTGTATATAGTCTAATCCAAATCTAGAGTCTCCGTATTCATCAGTTATATACTGTCCAAAATATGAAAGTGGAATATAGTCTTTCCAAGAACCCTTTACATCTACATCTAAATAAAAACTATCAAAATAATTTTTTGGAACTACGCCAAGACTTGGTTTATGATCAGAAAGTGCTATATTCAAAAACTCGTCAGCATCAAAGTCAAAAGGACTCTGATAGTTGATATAATAATTCCAAAAGTCTTGATCTGCGTCTCCTCCATCATAATCTATCTCTGGCCCGTACAAATTAAATATATTTTCATAATCCTTGGGAACTCCAATTAGATTAAAAAGATTTTCTATGTCTTTAACATTTTTTTCTGAACAAAGTCCTATCTTATATATATTGCCAGTAAAGGTTTTTTGAAATTCTTTTGTTCCCCCTACATACATTTTTAATCCTGACTGATTATTAAAGAAAGATAAAACATTGTTTCCAAAGTAATTTCTAAAAACTTCTACTTCTATACCAACTGCAAACATTTTATTATTTTCTACTGATAATGCTTCGTATAGTATTTGCTCTGGCTCACCACCATATTTAAATATATATCTTACATCATTATTAACACACTCTATAGAAAAGTAATTAAAATTATGATCCTCAATTCTAATTAATACCTGATTACCAGAATAAGATAATGGCTTTTTGAATAGTCCATAAAAAGCATAAACTTGCTCTGCAGATAAAGAAAAATCGTCAAAATACAAATAAGAGTTTACTGAGTCCCAAGAAGAATTAGGCCTTAAATCTAAAAACAAATCATCTTCATTTTGTATAATTGCACAATCAGTTAGCATGTCTGATTGCGTTTTAGATGTACTGTTTGTAATTATTGATGGCACTGTAAAGTTAGGTGTAGTTAAATAATTTTCTTCAACAATTATATTATCTAGTGAAGCCTGAGACCAGGATCCTAAGTCTGGATAGTTATAATTTTTTGTATAGTCTGCAAATGAATAATCAAAGACAACAGAGTGTCCGCCGTATGATGCATTAAGATTTTCTGGATACTGTACGCCTTGACCATAAACAAATCGTCTTTTTGCTACAAGCAATGGGACCACGTATCCGTACAATGCAACGCAATCTATTTCTATTGGCTCAATATTTTCATAAGCATAAAAACCTATCCAGTCTTGAGTTTTTTCAGTATTACTTAATGAATCAGGTAAAGATATAGAGTCTGCATCAATTGCTATAGATATAACCTCTTCGCCATTTAAAAGAATTGTTGTTAAACTTGAAGAATATCTCCAATGAATTAGCATTGGTCTTTCCCAATGTCCAACATAGTAAGATGAATACTCATTATTAATTTTTAATACTAAAAATGGACCATTTAAATATAGTCCATCAGTAGATGCTATTGGACCAACTATTCTTTTTGACTCTGAAGAAGAATTGTTAGTTCTAAGCCAAAACTCTAATGTAAAGTCTTTGTGCTTTCCACTATCTGACATCATTCCATCAGATGGAACAATTAAAGATGGAGAGTTGTTATTGCTATAGAGTTTAGTTATATCTTCAGATCCAAAAACCATTGGCATTCCAAAATTTTTAGCCATTAAAGAATTATTATTTACAAAATAGTACCCAGGATTATCAGATAGACCATAAGCACTAGCCTCAACAACTTTTGATGGTGGCAAAGCAATACTTGATGGCAAATTTATTGTTGTTACGCCTAAAGACTGAGACTGAAATTCCTCTGACCATTGTCCAAATGTAATTCCATTAATATAAAATATGTAATCGTTTAAATCTACAGACTGTCCTAAATAATTTATTTTAATAACCAACCTTAGTGGTAAGTCGGTAGATTCTGGACTAAAAGTTTCAGATAAAAAATACCACCTATCTGAAAGTGATGCATCATAAGATTTTAAAACATCTATATATTGTTCTTGTGCATCATCATAATATCTGTATCCTATTTCTACGCTCAATGCGTATGGGCTAAGTGTATAAAAATAAGATCCAACCGAAAAAGTTTTAAGTATGCTATTTAGTTCATCTGTAGTTACTGTTTCTGGACTAACCAAGGTTACTGAAAACAAACCTTGTGTAACTGCAGTAGGAGTAACCTTATTAATTACGCTATCTGGAAATGGAGCATCTAATAGTTCTTCAGTTGTTACAGAAGATCCATTATCAATCGACCAAACAGAAGTATCTCTTTGTGCCTCTAAAATTATAGAAACATAATCAGCCTTATCATCAAGTGCCCACAAAAAATTAGGGTGCTCGGCGAATATTTTTTCTGCATATAGATTTGATGGGCTAGACATTATGAGTCTATTTTATCACATTATGTATTTTCCCATAAAGGATTGCCCCAATATATGTCTTCATACTTTAGTCCTGGATAAGGAGATTGTCCAGTTGGTGCGTTCCAAAAATCAGATATAAACATTGATTTTTTTTCAACAATTGTAAACTCTCTAGAAAATTCTTCAGTTTCAGGAAAAATAATACAATCGCCAGCAATTAACTTTTCTGTAATATTATAGTTTTTAAAAATAAAATTTCCTCCTTCGTGACAATCATTCCACTTTACAATTGATCTAAAAACATTTTCAGGCCTACTGGCTGAATATCCTGGTGATATATTAGTTCCTGGAACATACTTCATAATATAACTTTTTCCTAAAATTGGAGAATCATAATTAGTCCCTGAAATTTCAGTTACTGCTTCTTTTATAGCATTGCAATATTTTTCAAAAACAGAAACTACTTCTCTAGTCATATCACCATAGGTTACTATTTCAAAATTAATACCCTCTTGGCTAAATAGAAAATCGTGAAGTGGCACATGGTCTTCTTTTGTGTTAAACTTTACAGAGTCAACAAATTTACCAATCAACTCTAAGTCTTCTCCAGTTGCTACATTAATTATTTTATAACTCATACTATCTTAATTTCACAAGAATCGGTTGTACAATACATCTCTCCTTGTGCCTCCAAATTTTCAACCCCGTCATAAATAGCAGACCAATCAATCTTTTTAATCTGTCCAATATAATAATTATACTCTTCTTCTGTAATTTCAGTGTATGGTTGTTGTGGATACACCTTATTTCCCATTGGTAAAAATGAAACTGCTTTTAATTGTCCTTCGTACATGTGAAGTGCAGGCGCTATATGTTTGGTTTCAGTTTCTTTGTCAAATGAAAGAGTTACAGACACGCCGTTGTCAGACCAATATTTCTGAGCAGTAGCAGCAAGCGCAATCTTTTCAAATAATGTCACATCCTTTTCAGATCTCGGATGACCAGAGTGAACTGGGAAATAAACCACAGTTGTATTCGCAGATACAAGGTCAGCCTCCATCTTATATCCAGCAGCCTTGAATAAGTGAATCATTGGGTCGGTATTCCCAAAACGAATTGCTCTCAAGAAATAGTTTCCACCAGGTGCCCAGTGAACTCCAGGCGTTGCGCCAGAAAGAATTGATACAGACCCTGATGGTTTAACAGTTGTGACTCTAATGGAATCACGAACGCATAACCATTCAGAATATGAATGATCATATTTACGAATAGTCTCATAGCCTTCGTCCATCCATTCACGCACAACAGGCAAACCAAATTTGTCTGAGAATGAAGCAATACCTGTAAGGGATGTTCCAATACGACGATTACGCTGCATGATTCCATTTGTTTGTTGCCAGTGTGTTGGTATCAATGTTACTGTCTTCCCATAGAGATAGGCAAACTTAAGAGTGCGTAAAAAGTCTTCTTTGGATTCATGACGATTTAAATGTACCTCGACCAAAGTGCAGAGTTCATATGATTCTAAAGGTTGTTCTGCACAAGGATTAAAGCCCATAACACGATAGTCTTTACCATCGGCAGGATCTTTTAAACGCCCGTAGTTTCTTGCAACATCCAACCATATAAAACCAGGTTCGCCGTTATTTGCTATTAGGTCTACATAGTCTTCGTACTTTGTACCTACCGTCGCAGAGACTGAATTATTTGACATCCATGCCCAACCTGGATTTTCTGGATCAAAGGAATTTCTGTCTGGAAAAATCTCAGAATTTTTAAGATTCATAAAGTCTTGATCTTTAGCATCACCCAAAGCCAGAGTTGCAGATCGTCTAACATTTCCTGATACCACACAGGTACCAATAAGATTTACGATATCTACTATTGCTCTTGAGTCAAGGGTCTCTCCGACTCTACCGCCGATTACAGCCCTTATCTGCTTGTGTAACTGTATAAGTGGTGCAGGACCGCTTGCTGTGCCTCCAAAGCCCTTGATAGGGGCTCCTAAAGGCCTAATAAGATCATAGTTAAACTCCTGGATATACATGTTGGGCTTTAAAAATGAATTAATCAATAATCTAACAGATTCTACCCAGCCTTCACGAGTATCTGGAATTTCATATACTTGTGGTGGCTCTGTTGGGTCATAAATAGGCATCTTCTTTTCTGCACCGACAGTATCAAACCCTACACCCACACCCATCATAAGAGCATCCATAACCCAAGCAAACAATGTTCCTGGATCATTTCTATCTATATCTTTTGTAGATACCATAGCGCAATTTTGTAATGCTGCTGAATTTTTCTTTTCCATTGTAAGTGCCGTGCCAAAAGACCATAGGCCTCGTCCTGGTGGTGTCCACTTTAAGTTAAACAATCTATCAAAGGCTTCCTTGGCAGAAGACTGTGCCTTATAGTCATTCCAAGGTAGTCTATTTTCTTTAGCGTGATTCTTTTGGGCTGAGTACATACCTTCGATTACTCTACGACAAACCTCATACCATCTTTCTTTAGTTCCATCGTCCTTCATGCGAGAGTAGGTACGAATAAACGTAATCTCTCCTAATGAATTTCCCCCAGCATCTGTAAATCCAAATGGGGATTCCTTTGTTTTATACTCATTTATAAAATCTTCAGACAAACGAAAACTAAAAAAATCAGACAATGTTTTTCTCCTTAAGAAACTGTAATTAGTAAAGTATACCAGAGTTTTTACTTTTGTAAAACTCTAATGCTATTATTTAGGTTTATAGTTAGATATAACTTTTTTTCTTCCACATTAATCTTCGATATCCAGAGTTAAATACTGTTCTTACTTTATTTACTATTTCTTTAACCTTATCACTTTCTTTTTGATCTTTTATGATTTCAGAAACAAAGTCTTGTCTCATAAAAGGTATCACTTGAACTAACGGAGTTCCTTTTTGTACATACCCTCTAAAATCTTTTTTAACTAAAAATGATAGCAAGCCGTCAGATGGGTAGCCATCTATATCAATTACTGCAGCAACTGCATATAATGGAGATACTTCATGATGCTGTGGTTGCATAAAAATAGCACTAACACCATTACTTCCTTTTGCTACCCAAATTGGATTTATTCTAAAAATGTGCTCTATATATTGATCTTTGTCTATTGGATATCCTTCTACCTGCTTTATATCATGTGCACTAATCATTGGCTTTATTCCTATATTAGAAAATGACTCCATTGCTTTTGGAATCTGAAAAATTTTCTGACCATTTGTTGTATCTATGTAAATATCAAAAGGTGCTTTAATTATGTACCCGCTTGATAACATGTCTAAAAATGCAACGCATCTTTTAACAGTTAATCTTTGTACACCATCAATAGGAGTATCGTTATTTTCATAAAAAGGTAGAATTTTTTTAAACCAAGATGGGATTTCTTTAAATGCTGGAACAGGCTCAGGAAACAAATCTACATTTTTTGGCATTGTAGATATAAAAGATATTTTGGCAGACTTTTTTTCTTTCATATTAACAGTATATCATAAGATAAAAATTTGCAATATTACTGTATTGGATCTGGTCTATCAAATACCAACATTGTTGCAGTAAAGAAGTTATCGTATGGTTCACAGTTAATTGATATCTTATTTAAAGAAATATCAACTGTATCTACTAAAACAACATCAACAAATGATTTTGATTCTGTCGAAAATATTTTATATGAAGTATCAATGTCTGATGCTTTTATAAATTTAGTGACTGAGCCTTTTTGTACTAAAATATAATGTGATTTAGAGAATAAATCTCCATTTACATAAATAAATTGAGTTTCAGCAGTATTATTTATAGAAACAATTTGAGTCTCTACAATATTATCATCACTAAGAGATAGTGACGAAGATTCTACCTCCCATTCAGTCCAGTCTACATTTGCTGGATTTGGTATATTAAGGGCTAATAGGGTATCTCCAACTACCAATTGATTAGCAGTTTTTGTTGATCCTGGAGCACCTGGAACCAATACTTGAGTTGATTCTGCTAATGAATGATGTCCTACAGGTGTAAATGTAAAAGCACCAAAGGCACCAAATGGTGTGAATCCGAAAGCACCAAAGGCACCAAATGGTGTGAATCCGAAAGCACCAAAGGCACCAAATGGTGT